GACTCGTCCAGGACGCGGCCCGTGGCCGTCTGGTTGCCCGTGCGCTCGATGAACGGGGTCAGGCCCAGCGTCTCCATCCGGGCCTCAAGCTGTTCCAGGTCGCGCTCGCCTGACTGGATCGCCGCCCCCGAATGTTCAACATACTGAAGCCGCGCCTCCGGGTTCGTGCTGGCGATCATCTGAGTCGGGCCAATCGTAATGCCCTGCTCGATCTCTTCCTCTTGGAAGCCGCTGCCGAACAGAATGCCCACGCGAGCAAAGCGGAGAATGTTCCGCTGGTCGGAGAGCGACTGCCAATGCGCGAGGTTCAGCCAAGCCAAGTCCTCAAGCGGCGGCAACGCTTCCATGTCGCCCGTGCGGTTGGCGTAAAAGGTGACGAGCGGGACCATGCCCAGCGTGTTCGCGCCCTCATCGACCAGCTGAAAGTCGCCATCGTCATCCTCTTGCCAAAGCTGCCACTCATTCGGGCGCACGACACGGATGCGGTAGGCGGTCTTCTCACCAAACTCTCCGTCAGGCAAGATCACCCGTTCGCGGAAGCGGATCTCGATGAGCTTGCGCTCGCCGTTCGTTCCAGGCTCATGCCTCCAACCGATCAGATCGACGGGGCTAATGCGGGTCATGTACGGGCGAACGCCCAGGCTGCGCTCTTCCGCCAGGGTCAGCTCGCGCCCAATGGCAGGAAAGTCCACCAGGATATGACCGAGGCCGTAGGTCACTCCGTCCTCGTAGACATCTCGAGCAAGCTGCGTCATGCCGCGCCCTTGAAGGTCAGCGTTCTCCATCAACGCAGCCAGAAGATCCGGCTCTTCCTCCGTGTCGAAGTCGAGCGTCACGGGCCGCGAGAAAGGCTTGCCCGCCAGCCGCTTTACGGTGTCCTTGAACGCGCCGTAGAGAATCGATCGGTCGAGGCGAGCGGCGTACTGCTGCATCCCCTCCGCCTTCTCCTGGGGCAGCCAACGCTTCCCTGCGGCCCGCATCGCGGCGGTCCCGCCCATCAAGTCCAGGATCAGCGGCCAATGAGCGGCCATTTCGTTCCAGGCAATGCAGGGCGCGTCTACCGCGTCATCGGTGCTGGTTGCCATCGCGCCGAACGACAGCGGGGACGGGAGTTGAGCGTTGGTGTTTGCCATCAGACTGCGCTGGTGATCGTGACGCGCTTCTGCGTCGGGTGAACCGCATGGACATAGTAGCCCAGGGCATCGGTGAGGTGCGTTGCGGCCTTGTCCACCTTCTTGTCGATCTCGCCCGAGCCGCCTTCCAGAACCACCACGCCTTCCAAGTCGCGCACCGTTTCCGGGGCAGCCTTGGCGTTCACGACCATCCTGATCGTTCCATCAGCTGCCTTGAGGCGAGCGTTCATCGCGTTGACGCGGCTGCGCTCCTTCGGGTTGGCTCGCGGGACGCGGAACTTGAGCTTGTCCTTGAAGACGGGCTTCAGGTGCGCCCGGATCAAGTCCCAATCGGAGCCAGCCACCTTCGCCGTGCCAGCCGCGCCGCCCGTGGCATCGCCGTAGACCAGGACATCGTGCTTGTGGTCGCCGTACATTTCGACCAGTTTGTTGCAGACCGCTGGCGTGTTGCTATTTCGTGGGATGTGAACTTCGCCCACGACCGCGGTTACCCGTGCGTCGATGTCTTTGCGCGGCCCCGAGTAGTTCAACTCCTGCACGGCGACGGCAATGCCGGGCGACACATTGAAGTCGAAGCAAAGGTTCAGCGGACGGTCGGGCTGGTAGCCGAACGGCTCGCAATGAGTCGCCGCGTCAAAGGCGTAGTAGGCGCGTCCCGCAAAGTTCAGGAAGCTGCCCTCGTACTCCTGCTGAAAGGTCAGCGGGTCGAGTTCGGCTCGCGCTGCCTCGATTTCCTTTGGGTCGAGGATGTCGGCTGCAGTCCAATGGTGCAGCGACCAATCGAGAAACTCGGATGCCCCGGCTTGTTTGGCTAGGTCGTAGTAGTGATTTCGGCCCTCGGGAACGCCAATGAACCACGCGCCGCCCTCGCGGCCAAGCGTGGACAGAGCGGGGCGAACATTGTCGGTCCATACGCCCTTCTTCATGTTGGCGTACTCATCGAAGCAGCCCCAGTCGAGCGGTCGGCCTTCAATCCGCTCGGGGCTGTCCATGCCGAGGACGCTGATCTGCGCTCCGTTGACGAGCGTGAGCGTCATTGCGGATTCGGCTGGCTTCTTTGCCAACGCCCACTTGGGCGTGAGCAGCTTGAGGTCATCCCAGAAAATGCGTCGAGCCTGAGCGTGAGTAGGCGCACCAAAGACAAACCACCCATTGGGCGAGGCGGTGTAGGTCAGGGCCGCCCGTACGCCGTATCGCTTCGCCAGTTCAGTCTTGCCCGAACGGCGGCCAGCCGGGACCACGCGAAAGCGCGTCTTGGCTCGCCATAGGCGGCTTTGCTCACGATGGGGACGAAGTGGGTACCACCGTGGGGTGAGTTGGTCAACGGGAGCCACGGGATTATCCGAGCATACCGCGTTGGCAATCGACATTGCACTAGCCGCGTCCTAGCGGCTCCTGACGCGAGAACTCCCCTGGGATGTCGATACCTTCGACTTGAGGGCGAAAACCCGCCAGGATCGACGGCTGCGCGGCTCAGCCAATCCTGCGGTCATGCGTCCGCCTCATCGTCAGGATCGCCCAGGCTTGGGACCGTGTCATCCATCGCGCTCAGGGCCGCCCTCAACTGATGCGCTCGATCTTCCAGGCTTGCCCCGTTGATCTCATCGAGCTTGTCGCTGCGGCCTTCATCCCGATCCATGAACTCCTTGATAAACCCCCACATCTTCTGCGGGTCAGCAATCGCGGCCTTCACCAACTGCTCGACAAGGACATCTGCGACCACCTTGCCGTTGCGCTCTTCAAGCAGCAGTTCCCGAATGCGCGTGTTTAGGCCCACCGTTCCCTTTGGCCTGCCATTCGGATTGCCAGACTGACCTTTCTTCCATTGACCAGTCGCCGTTCTTTCGGGCTTGTTTTCTTCGTACTTTTCAGGCATCCCGCTCTCCTAACTTTTTCAGCACTTCATCTGGGTCACCGACCCATTCGTAGCTCCAGGTGGTCACTCCCTGATCTCTGAAGCCTGTCTGCCGGTCCATCGTACCCCCTGGGCGTTCCTTTCCCAGCTTGCGGCTGACAGCGACCATTTTCCAGTTCGCTGATTTGTCCCTTGCTCGCTTCATGGGCACGGATGAGAACCGCGCCATGATTTTGTAGTCGGGGTGTTCCTTGAGCAGCAGAGAGGTGCAAGCGTCCGTCATGCGAAGGCCGAGGCCGAGACCGCAGTAGTCGGGATGGATGACCACGCGGTTGCTGTGGAAAATCCACGGCATACCTTTCTTGCGCGGCGTGTAGTTAGCAAAGCATTGAAAACCGATCTGGTTTTTGCCTTCAAACAGCCCATAAAGGACGATTTTGCCCCCAGGCAGCCGCTCGCTCAGATAGTGATACTTGCTAAAGAACGGCCATCTGCTTCGGTCGACTTTCCTGATGTCGAATCTAAGCTGCTCGCTTCTTTTTTTTTTGCCCCACGAAGATCGGTGTAGGGCTGCTTATTGCAGTCGATGAGCCAGTCAGGCTGCACCCATTCCAGGATGTCGTAATGGCACGACGCGAGGACAATCTGCTTGTCGGCTTTCCTGGCAAACTTCTGAACGCAATGGCTCATTGCCTTTGCCACGGTGCGGTCGACAACGGATGTCCATTCGTCAATGGCGACCAGACCGTCTACCGACATGGCGAGTGCTGCTTCGGCTCGGGCGCGCTGACCGTTCGACAAGGTTGCTGCCGGTCTGATCCAACACGGTACGGAGGTCAAGCCGATGCCGGACAACATCTCAGCGCACTCGTCGTAGGAATACTGCTCGTCGAACTGCTCGATAACGGGCTTGGACAGATCAAGCCTCTCTTCGAAGCATTCTTCTCCAAACATCTGCTTGGCGAGCGTGGTCTTGCCTGACCCGCTTGCGCCAACGATCACGCCCACATTGAACGGCGTGTCCAGGTCGGCTTCGACCTCAAGGTGATGCTCACTTTTTTTGTGAACATCTATATCGAGCGCGTTCGCGGCTTTCTGGCATCGGAACGAGTGCGACACCGGGCTGGTCAGGTGAACGGCGTATTTCTTCATTGCACCAACTTTGCGTCGAGATTCTCTTTCTGACAAAGCTGATAGACCTCGGCCTGCTGCTTCTCGTCTCGACAGGTGACAAGCACCAGATATTCCGGGTCGAAAACGATGCCCTCGTTCTCGGCTTGTTGTTCAGCCTTTCGCAGAACATTGGCGAGTTCGGATTCGCTGTATCCGGCTGCGAATGCCAGGTCGCCGTTCAGCGAATCAAGCACCGCGGCAAGCCCCTGGTCATCCCATCGCGCCAGTTCCGCCGTGCGGTTGTCCGCAATCGCGAAGGCTACCGCCTCCTCTCCCGTGAGTTTGGTGCGAACGATGTCGATGTGGGTCCACCCGAGCATCTTCGCCGCCCCAAGCGTCCCGTTTCCGGCGATGACCACGCCATCGCCATCGACCACGATGGGCTTCTGCTGCCCGAACCGAATGAGCGATTCCTTGATGGCCTCCACATTGCGCTCGTCGTGTTCGCGCACATTGTGAGGGTCAAAAGTTAGAGACTCGCACTCAACGCGCTCGATCTTCATGCCTCGCAGCGTAGACCTTCAAGCCGCGCCGCGCAAGTTACGGCGCGGCGAAGCCGATGGTCTTGGCCCAGTCCTTCGCCACATTGGACTCATCGAAGGGTGCTGCGCCTGGGCTTCGGTGATTGTTGTCTGAGTGATGCCAGACGGTGATCTGCTCGATCTTGAACTGGCGGGCCAGGGTCATCAGATCCTCGGCGTACTCGACTTGCTCCTGCTCGGTCCCCTCAATGTCTAGCTCCGTGATGTAGAAGCTCAGGTCGTAGCGGCTGAGGTATTCCAGGACATCGCGAAACACGGACAGGTCATCCCCGGCGGTGAGGTGGCATTGGAAGCCGATTGGGACTTGAAGCATGGCCGACTCGTCTGCCGTTCGCATGGCCTCCCACATCGTGAGGAAGCGCGTGGCCCGGTTTTCGTTGTACTCCAGCCCCCACTCGTTGTAGGCGAATCGAATGTTCGGGGCGAGTCCTTGGGCGTAGTTGAAATACTCCGCCATCTCGGCCTCGTCAATCTCGTCGGTGAGTCCGCCCTGCTTCACGGTTTGCCCCGCGGTCGGGGACAGAAACTCGTTGAGCAGATCGACGCGGGTGGGCTGCGTCGTGCGCGAGAGGTTGACCATCTCGCTGATGTGCGCCTTGATGTCTGCCACGCGGGTCGCCGCTGTGTCGAGCCGAATCTGGTCGTAGCGGACGAGCGATTCCGTCCTGTACCAGACCCATGTGTGTTCGTCCGTGGGCGTGGTCCCCATCTGCGAGGCTTCGATGCGCGTGTTGGAGTAGACCCCTCCCGCGTCCCGCACATTCTCGTCCTTGGCGCAGCCTTGGTCGAATAGGACATCGCATCTGTCAGCGATGGCTGCCGGGGGCTGGTCGCCTTGAACATAGGCAACGCCGATGCG